TTATTTTTAGATATAAACTCATAAGGTTGAATGCAAAAGTTTTTATAATGTGCACCTCCAATTTGTTTTAATTGTGGCAATATATTTTCCCATAAACTTTCATCTGTCATTTTTCTTCCTTTATTTTTGCTATCGGTGGTCTTGTATATTCTTTTATTCCTATATGTTTTAATGTGCTTGTTAAGTCTGCCCATATTTCTCCTTTGCATTGTTTCCATAAAGCACAAAAATAATAGTCTTCACTTAAATATCTTTGTGTTTTTTCCTCATCTTTAAGAATACCCTGTCCTTGTATTCCACAATCAAAAAAAGCATATTCTTTTTTACCAGTTACTTGTCTTATATTATCAATGTTTGCTTTTATATCTGAAAAATATTCTATACTTGGGTATTTTTTTATTATCGTTTCAAATACAATTCTTTCAATACACATAAAACCTGTTCCTGCATAATTTACTTTTTTAAAACCTTTATCATTATCTGTTAAATCACACTTACCTAATGGAAAGTTTAAACACCAACCTTTACTAGCATCACCCTCTTCTATTTTTTCTTCATGTTTTATTGGATATGGAGCTGATGTTAATGGTTTATCAAACAACAAAACTCTGATTAAATCTTGTGGTTCAAAAACAATATCAGCATCTATAAAAAATAAATGTGTATATTCTTTTTGTTGTAAAAATGATGATACTAATTTATTTCTTGCTCTAGTAACTAGACTATCTCTTACCCACATCATTCCACAACCAATTTTAGCTTGATTAAGTGTATCTCTTACACAAATTATTGATGATATGGTTTTTAAATGTATTTTTTGATCAAAACTAGGAATGCAAATTAAAACATTTTTATTCATTTAAAATTTCCTTTTATAATTTTAAAAATTGTACCATAAGGTTTGGGTATTTTATTTTTTGATGTACAGGATGTCAAAATAATTAATATAAAAAAAAGACAGGTGAGTTTGGTGGTTTGGTGGTAAAACCCACCTGCCAAACTTCTATATATCATATAAAATTTTTTTTTAAAACTTAAATACAAATTAATATCAATTTTTTAGGTTTTTTTTGCACAACTTATTATACTATTTATTTATTAAAAATTCAAATTATCTTGCTGTAGCTGGTACACCAGTTGATGACTTTTCAAATTCTTCTAATTTAAAGTGTTTTGATAATTGCATAGTTTTAAACTATAGTTAAACAAGTGAATATTTGGTGTGGAGGTAATACCCACTTGCAAGGTTTTTATACCATTTTTTTATCATAGTATCAACTCTGTTAAATTATTATTTGAACCTATTGTACCTTTATAAAAAGTATTAAAAGCTAAACTTATTCTAGTATTATTTCCTTTTTTAGTATCTACTTGATGAGTAGTTGATGATGGAAACATTACTAATTGACCAGTTTCTAAAGCAAACCACCAAGTTTCAGAGTTCCATATATTAAAATTTTTTATTTCAGGTTTTATTTGCTGGTAGCCTATTGGATTTGAAAATTTAATTTTATCGTTTTCTTTATTACAATCAAAATATAATACACCAGATACAACTGAATTTGGGTGTGCATGAATATGATGATGTTGATTTTCTTCTGTATAATTTAACCAAGATTGAGTTATATAAAGTTCTATATTATTTTTTGGACATATAATTTTTTCAAGATAATCTTTACAAGCTGTATCTAAAAATTTCTTAATATTTTTAAATTCTTTTCTATTTAAAATATAATTATCTTTAGTGTTAATATTTCCTTGATTTTTAGTACAATGTTTTTTTTGTTCATCAACAAATTGTAATTCTTGTTTAGTAAATGGTCTATCTATATTTGTCATATAAATAGGAGTTGGAAATAGATTTTCTATTACAGCTTTTTTCACACCACTAATTATATATTTATGTTATTGAATCCCAAGTTTGATTATCCTCATTCCAAAAAAGAGGTTTTTCACTATATGGAATATCTATTGGAGATTGCCAAGTACAAGTTTCTTCATTTAATATCCATGATGGGTAAGGTTTAGGTGGTATAAAAGCATCTCTATCTTCATCATAAGTATATCCTATTCCAGCATGATTTTTTCTAAAAGGTGTTCCTCCTAAAATATGAACATTTGCTCTAGTGTTATAAGAAGTTTTTTTCCAAATTGCATCTGGCTCTTTATATAATGTTCGTAAAAATTCTATTCCTATTGATTCTTGTTCTACTCCATTTGAATCTTCTAATACTTCATTAACAACAGATTCAACTTTTACTACCTTATTATTTTCTATTTTTGCAAAAGTAGACATTATGCTGTGTAACTCCCTGAACCATTAAATTGCATTATTGTATTAGCACCAGATGTTGTAACTGTAGGAGAGCCTGTAGTAGTAGCTGAATAATTATCTGTCGGCACACTTAATATAACAACTCCTTTACCACCATCTCCACCATTTCCACTTGGACCTCCAGATGGATAACCAGCACCACCTCCACCACTTCCTGTGTTTGCTGTGGCATTAGCTGCATTTGAAGTATTCCCTGTACCAGCAGTTGCTCCTCCAGCACCACCAGCTCCTCCTGGACCATTAAAGCCACATGAACCTCCTCCACCACCAGCTCTTGTTACTGCTGAGCCTGTAATTGAATTTGACGCACCATTTCCACCAGCACCACCTCCTCCACCAGCACCATTTGCTCCTGCTGCACCAGCTCCTCCGCCACCAGCAGCTCCATAATAAGGAGCAGAATTATTATTATTACCTCCATTATTACCTTGTGAGGGGTCTGTGCTTGGAGTATTTCCAGAGCCTCCGACACCACTGCCTTGTGATCCACCTCCACCACCAGAACCCCCATCACCTCCAGAATTGGAGTATTGACCAGCTTCTCCTCCACCAGTTGAAGTAATTGTAGTCATTGTTCCACCTGAAATTGAAGAATCCGAACCAGCATTACCTCTACCTAAGTTAGATGTGTTACCTGGTCCACCATCTCCAACTGTTACTGTTATTTCTGTTGCACCAGCTACTGTTTGTGTTGATGTTCTATATCCTCCAGCACCTCCACCACCTCCTAGTCCAGAACCACCACCACCTCCAGCGATAACTAAAAATTCAATATCATAAGGTGCTGCTCCAGCACCTCCACCAGCACCAAATCCTAAGACTTGATAACCAAATGATTTACCTTTTCTTGATTGTATATTTTTTGTGTTCTTACTTGGTGTAAGTTTATTTTTTAAATCTCTCATAATTATGCGTCATTAGCTGCATCAGTAGTAAAGAATATTTTGATACCAAGAACTCTTGCATCAGCACTAAATGTATCTCCACCAGCGTTTGCATCTCTAAATAATTGAAAGTAAGTTTGTTCAGTAGCTGCTGCACCAGTAATTGTTACTGCACTACTTATTGAGGAAATTTGTTGATCTTTTATTGTTCCTATACCAGCATCTGTAACTGTAACTGCTGTTCCATAAGCAACATCAATAGTATCACTATCACCACAAGAAACTCCTTGCAAACCAAATATACAATCTCCTGTATTTGTAGAAGCTGGTGTCCAATATACTCTATAAGTTATTGTTCCTTCATTCCATGATTTAGGAAAAGCTACTGAAAATTGTGCAAATTCATCTGTACTTGCATCAAAATCTAATACTTTCATATCAGGTCTTGTTGCTGTTGTTTCAACTTGTTGTGCGTCTGCTGGATTAGTTGTTGCACCATACATTGCTGAAGCTGGAACCCACATAGTTTCTAGTCCAGCTTGTTTTAATGTTCCAGCACCATCTAATTTATTTAATTCATCAGCAGTAGAAGTAACAGCAGCAAGTTTAGTAAAATCTGCTTGTACTAATCCAGAAACTCCATCAAGTAAATTTAGTTCTGTTGCAGTAGAAGTTACAGCTACATCTTCATTTATTTTAGGACTAGTTAAAGTTTTGTTTGTAAAAGTATCTGTTGTAGCTTTCCCAACTAAAGTATCTGTTGCTTCTGGAAGTGTTAAAGTAAAATTTGCTCCAGCAACATTTGCTGTTGGAGATTTAACTGCTACATAATTTGAACCATTATCGGTATCTTCTAAAAATCTAATTTCTCCTGATTGTGTTGCTGCACCACCAACTGAAACAAATCCTGCTGGATTAAT